GCATAGGTGTATAAATCGACCTTTTTTACTCGCCTTTCATCTATTAATTCGTTTATTATATGTCCTTTAAGCATAAATTTCTTGTTTAGAAAAAGTATAAATAATAATACCATTATAAAATAATGGACGATTTATTATACCTTGTGGTTTTAAAATAATACCTTTGCGTTATAAATTTAATAATAAAAATGATAACAACTATGAGAAAGGGAGAAAAACAGCCCAAAATGGTATTTAAAAACCATTATGATCTCTTATCACGAGAGAAGAAGATAGAGCTACGAGATGAATTTCTTCGCCAAAGTGGTGTATCTCTACCATCTTTTTACAATAAAATGTCAGGAAATTCATTTAAACCTCTTGAGGTAAATTTACTTAGACGTCTTTTAAACGAATCTATTAATGATAAGGTATGAAACAGTTTGTTAATATAGAATTTTATAATACTCCTGAAGGGGATGTTATGTTGAAAGAAGAAGGTAAAGCCGCTCGTCTTTTTGAAGAAACTGATTATGAGATAGTAGCTTGGTTGCTTGCCATCATTCGCGACAGATATCCTAATGCTCATGCGGCCTTGATGGAATTATATTCAAAAAGTAATAGAAACAAATCATTTTATGAGTATAAGGTAGCGCATCGGTTTGCTCGTTGTAATTTCGGAGAATATGACCAAAACAAATATGATATTGATTACTTGGGCAGACTTCAATTTGAAGAGGTTAAATGTCCATTAAGAGGAGAATGCATCTTTGAAGGTGTTATCTGTAAACCTAAGCTTTCTACTAAACTTTCTGAAAGAGAAATAGAAGTCTTTCGATTAATAGCTAACCATCTGACAGCAGAAGATATAGCTTCTGAATTATCAATATCTATTTTGACTGTTAACCGACATCGTGAAAATATCAAAGCTAAAATCGGAGCAAGGAACGTAGGAGAGATGATTTCTTACTGGCATGCTAATAATCTACAATAATTTAGCATTTTCCGGGTTCGATTCCCGGCTTCGAACGACGATTTACTAACTAATAAACTTATTATTATGGATGCAAAGAACAAACCTTTTGTAACTCTTCAGAACCGGAATAACGAAGATGTATTTTGGATTCCGAAGCCTACCTCTAATAATGTATTGAATTGCGTAGCTGCTTTTGATGTAATGAGGTATCTTCCTTTTATTGATGCACTAAATAATCTCTCTTATGTAGAGGTGAAAAATGTATCATCAATAGATGAATCTATGAGTACAGTAACTATCAAGCTAATTGAAGAGAATAGTTTAACTCAGATTATTGAGGATATTCCACAGTTTTTATTCCAATTTGTAGAGCAGGCTATGCCAACAAATAACATTCATCAGGGGAAAGGAGAATAAAGATGGATGTGATTAGATTCTCAGATGGTTGGAACGGAAAATTAAAATGTAAATGCTTCACGACTTTTCGTCTTGCTACTGCCAAGTATCAGATTAACAAAACGTATCGTATTGAGTTGAAAGGACAATACATTGGAACTGCAACGATTAAAGGCATGCGTATAATGAAGCTTTATCGGGTGAATGAATTTATAAGTTTCCTTGATACGGGGTATGAACCGGGAGCATTCGTAAATATGATGAAGCGAATGTACATGAATAAAGTGCCTGATGTAATGCAAGCTGATTTTTACTATATCCTATTAAAATGGGAAGGAGAACAAAAATTGGATTTTGATGGAAAAGAAAAGACAGAGGAAGTTAAACAATCTCCGGTATCGGCTTAGGAAAAACGGATACCAAATCAATGATGAAGTAAAAGTCGTTGTTTTACCAGGAATGGAAGAAGAGCGAAGCCTTCTACGAGAACGAGAAATAAAGAAGTTCGGATACGATTTACAAGAAAGATTATTTAAATAAATCAAGCAACTTAGAAATGAGCATAAAGAATAGTTACTTAACCGTTACAGATCAATTCTGTGGTGCCGGCGGATCATCGCAAGGCGCACGCAAGTTATCCCGAAAAATGGGTGGCGGCTTAGAAGTAAAGTTGGCAATGAATCATTGGAAGCTGGCCGTAGAAACCCACAATACTAACTTTCCGGAAGCTGACCATGATTGTGCCGATATACAAGCTGTTGACCCACGACGTTATCAAAGTACCGATATATTAATAACTTCTCCTGAATGTACAAATCATTCTCTTGCAAAAGGTGTGAAAAGGAAGTATCAGCAAACTAATACATTATTTGGTGATCTAACAATTGACCCGGCAGCGGAACGATCACGGGCAACAATGTGGGATGTTCCTCGTTTTGCAGAATATCATAAATATAACCTTATCATAGTTGAGAATGTAGTTGAAGCACGGCAATGGGTAATGTGGGATGCTTGGTTGCACGCAATGCACAATTTAGGGTATGAGCATAAATGTGTTTATCTAAATTCAATGCATGCATTGCCTACTCCTCAAAGCAGAGATAGAATGTATGTTATATTTTGGAGGAAAGGAAACATGGCTCCAGATTTGAATTTCTGCCCTAAAGCTTATTGTAAATCTTGTGGGAAAGAAGTTGAATCTATACAGAGCTGGAAGAATTCCAAAAAGAAGTTTGGGAAATACCGACAACAATATATCTATCGTTGTCCACGCTGTACAAATGAAGTTGAACCATATTATTATTCGGCATTCAATGTTATTGACTGGTCGAAGCCCGGAGAGAGAATTGGAGATAGAAAGAAGCCACTAGCTGACAACACAATGAAGCGTATCGAATGGGGATTAAATAAATGTTCTGATTCAAGTTTTGTTATTTATACAGATAATTCCAGCGTACTAAACCGTGCATCTGGCATATCTGATCCCATCTACACCCAGACCACCAGACAAGTTGCAGCACTAGTCACCAAAGGTTCATACGGTGGTGATATAGTGCCGATAACATCACCTGAGTATACAATGACTACGCAACATAATTATGGTGTTGTCGGAGTGCCTATGTTGATTGATGAACATAATAAAAATGGTAAGTGCCGACCGTTAAATGAACACGTTTCGACGGTACTTTCCGGAGATAACCATCACGGTTTCGTCGGTATCCCAATGATAATAAAGAACTACGGCGGTAATTTCAATCCGAAGAATGCACCAATACCCATCGATCAAGTTCTTGGAACAATGACTACTGTGGATTCTCATGCACTTTTAAGAGTTCCGTTTATCGTTGAAAATCGAGGCCAATCGAATGCCAGGGATATCAACCAGGCATTAAGTACCCAAACATCCATGATTACGCACGGAATAGCATCCACCGAAGCTGTGAATGCATTTCTTTCTTATTATTATGGAAATAATCAAGCATCCGGAATATTCGATCCAGTTGGAACTATTCCAACAAAAGACCGCGTAGCACTTGTTTTGTCTACTCCTAAAAACATTGATATAAACGAGTGTACTTATAGAATGCTATTTCCTCACGAAGTTCAGGCAGCTATGGCTTTCGAATCGGATTATGTCATATGTGGAACTGGAAAAGATAAGGTCAAACAGCTCGGAAATGCAGTAACGCCACCAGTAATGGAGTTGTTACTTGAAAGAGGCATTGAGACTTTTTATTAATTCAAATCAGAAAGGAGTAAAAATGGCAAGAACAATTTATGAAAACATTGGTGTTGAATTCGTTTTGGAAGAAATAGACGAATATGAAGCAAAAATCAAGGTTAATGACAAAACTCTGATTTATATATCCAGAGAACAAGAGGCTGAATTTGAGGAAGAACTTAAAAAGTTATTCGACAAATATAGAATTTAACAAGAATAAACTTGAACCTAATGCTGTATAGGCAAACGTAATGGAATATGTGTGACTGTTTTGATAAAGTAGAAGCGAATTTGAAAGAAAAGACCGATGACCCGGAAGCATCTTTAAATTATATGTACGCCATGCCGTCTTTTGAAAAGAAGCCAGTAATAGAAGCAACTTACCGGAAAAAGAAAAAGGATGGTACATTTAATAAAACGGAGAGTACTATATCTATTGCTTATCCTTTTTGCCCGTTTTGCGGAAAGAAATTATCAGAAGAAAAATAATTCAAATCAGAATAGATATGAGTAAGATAGATGTTTCACCCCTGAACACTGCATTTGAAAATCTGAAAGATGGCGCAATCCTGTTATTTCAGAAAAATTCTGATGGAACATTCTCGCCTATTTCTTTGGAGAGGTCACACGGAAGATTGATACAAGAAATACTGGCTGAATGTAGTAAAGAAAGTCCTCTTTATGTTCTCAAAGAGGTTAAGGTAAAGCAATTAACGTAAAACCAAATAAATATGAATGAGAAAGAAGATTTTTTCTTTATGGTATATGTAGAGGGTGAACATACCCCGGCGTATAAACACAGCGATTTGACAAGTGCAGAGACAGAGGCTAAACGATTAGCTGAATCTTCGAATAGAAAGGCTTATGTTCTTTGCTCTATCAAGTCTTTTGAAGTAAACAAGTTTACGGTTAGAGATTGTCGTCCGGCGCTGGGTGATGACCTTCCGTTTTAATTAGAAAAGTGAAAGTTATATTTGAAATAATTGATTAATAAAGGGATAGATATGGAACAAAGAATTTTTCTTTTAGCAATTAAAAAGAGCAAGAAACGTGTAGGAACAACCTATTGTATAGGTGTACATCGATTAGGAACCTCAAATATGGAGTTTATATTAGGAGAAACTGACAATGACCGTGAATATGTAAGAGGTGATGAAGTTTCATATGTATATAATGCAGATTATACCGAAAACTTGCAAAATGCTTTGGATTGGCTGAATAATACTAAATAATAATGTTGGAACAATATGCAATAGAAGGGTTGCTGAATGCAATCAAAGAAAGAAATGCAGAAATCGAAATTATAACCTCTGCTTTGTGGAATGCCTATAAAGGGATGACGCCTATTAAAGCTCTAAACGAAGCCATTAAGGAATATAATGAAATTCAGAAAGATGTTGAAGAAAATGGCTAAAACTGAATGAACTTGCAAGTTCTTTATAAACCTTCAAGTATTTGTGTAAAAAATGCTCCGTCAGGAGTCAATTATGAATAACTAACTTTAATATGCCAGCTTTAAGGAGAGCTGTTGGGTATCAGCCCCAGTTTGGGTTTGTTCATTGGGACCGGGTGAAATCCCCGGTCTTTTTTAGAATGACTTAAATAGCTGAAGATATGCAGAAAGTTTGGAATATATTATGGAAACAGTTTGAATGTGCCACTAATGAGTTTAATGCTTATATTGATGGCGGTATTCCTGCTATTGCACAACAAAAAATAGCAAAGTTTATCAAAGAATGGGATAAACTGAAGGAGCAGGCAATGAAGTTTGACGAATTAATGCAGAATCCCATAGAGCCGATTGAAATCAAACTACCATTCGAAGAAGAAGAGTTTCTGCAGACTTGGCAATATTGGAAAGAATACCGTCTTGAAACGTTTGGTAAGACCTATAAAAGCAGAGAAGAACAGAAGGTTTTGGACTATCTTGATGAAATAAGTGAAGGAAGCCCGGATATAGCAATTAGATATTTGAACTTCGCTATGGCTGGTAGTTATCCTAAGTTTTTTAAAGTGACTGATAATAGCTATACTAACCCACCTAAAGAAATAACCCATGACAGCGACTTTTAGTGACTTCATTAATACCTGCAAACAAAAGCAGCAAGAACTGGATCGGGAGCTATGGGCTTTTCATTATTCTCATATTTCTGACATCGAGTTTTGGACGCTATTGAAAGCAAAGGCAGAAGCTATAATGATGCAAAGAGGTATTAAGTCAACATTCATTGTTGACCAGTACAATAAGGACATAATTCGTCAGTTATATTATTATCTGACCGGAGATGTGGGGAATTGCAAGTGGAATGTACATAAAGGCATATATTTGATGGGAAAAGTCGGATGCGGCAAATCCTTATTGATGTACTCCTATTTGTCTGTACAGGATTATCTCACTCGTAAGATAACTGAAACTATTCATGCAAAGCAACTGATAGAATTACTTCAATCTGAAGGTGGAATTACTGGCCTAAGAGAAAGACCTTTGTTTATTGATGAGTTGGGACGTGAAAATTTGGAGATGAAAGACTATGGAAATGTAGTCAAGCCGGTTATAGACCTGTTTGCTATCAGGTATGAATATGGCGGTAGGACTTATGCTACTTCGAACTTTACTCTTGATACACTTGAAGCTGCAAGAGATGTAAAAGGAAAGGTTACTGCGCAAAGGTATGGTAATTTCATCCGAACGAGAATGGACGAAATGTTTAATGTGGTGGAACTCCCAGGAGAAAACCGCCGATTAAGATGGGGAAATAATGGCTAAGAGAGAATTGGCAAAAACTTCTTCGGCTGCCAAAGCTGCTGGAAAAGTACAAGCGGTAAAGGAGTGGTTGGATATGAACTATGAAATTAAGATTAATATATTCGACCACTCAAAATCGTATATTGAGAGTAAGGAACGTGAATACACTACATCAATCACAGAAAATGATATCTATATGCATATGATTGATGATGGTTTGGCCTGTAGCAAGTCGTTATTAAAGGCTATATTGACTTCTCCTAATCAGATGACAGCATATAATCCGGTTACAGAGTATTTTGATGGTTTACAAAACAAATGGAACGGTGTCAGCCAAATAGATTTGTATTGCAGCTTTCTCCGGGCACACGACTTTAAAGATAAAGATGATACGGAATTTTATCAAAACCGGATGAAATACCTAATAAAAAAGTGGTTGGTAGCTGTAGTTGCACAAGTATATGGTAAGAGGCAGAATGATGTAGCAATTGGATTTGTTAATGCTCAAGGCGGAATAGGCAAGACGACACTGATTGAATTTTTGGTACCACGATGTTTGGAAGAGTATTACGTTGTTTCGGATAAAGACGAACGTATATTCAGAATGACAGAGTGTTTTGTTTCCCGCTTTATTATCAACTTTGATGAGTTTGTTGGAATAACAAAGTCAACAGAGAACAGTTTTAAAAATAATATGAGCCGGCTCATGGTGGATATCAAGTTGCCAGGAGAAAGTTTCACCACAAAGATGCAACGTATTGCTTCCTGTGCTTTCACAAGTAATAAGACACAGGAGATGGGAGGGTTTCTGTTTAATTCAGATTCCGGTCTTCTCCGTAGAATAGCCGCTATTGAGATTGACGAGATCGGGGATTACAGAGAAGCCGTGGACGTGGATCAGCTTTGGGCGGAAGCTATGACCTTGTATAATGGAACTTTTGATTATACCTTTAATCGAAAAGATTATGATGATTTCCAAGAATATAACGCAAAGTATGTGATTGAATCCACCGCATATAAATTGGTGAAGGAATGGTACCGGAAGCCGGAAGAAGATGAAGAGTCTTTGTTCCGCATGCCGATGGACATCGTTCGGGAACTGAAAGCTGCACGAAAGATAACTAGCTCAATGACCCGCATTGACGATATTACTATCGGGCAGGCATTGCGCCAGTTAGGATATGAACGTATAGGTAAGAAATTGCCGGGAATGGGTACACGTTATGGATATAAGGTAGTACAACTCTATTAATCAGATATTTGTATATATGTATATTAGATCATAAGGTCTAATATATAAAAAACTATTTAAGAGAAAAATAATTGAAAATGTGGTTACAACCTTACAACCTTTATAATATATGTGTTTTAATATGTTGATAATCAGATATGAAAAGGTTGTAAGTGCATAGTTTGTTATTCACTTACAACCTACTTACAACCACTTACAACCATATAAGTGGTTACAACCGGTAGACTAGATGTAATGTGCTTATATACAATGATTTGATTGTTAGTTGTAGGTTGTAAGCTAGTATGGGAAATTATTTAAAAAAACAAGTAATATGGAAAAACCAAGTGTAACAATAGAACTAGCACCCTATTTACATGATTACTTATATCATGAGTTTGGGTGTAGAAAAGAAGGTGGGGTAATGGTAGCAACCACTAATGATCTCGGAAAAATGATTCAAGCAATGGTGACAATAAAAGACCGCCCGCCACGTCTTCCTTTGAAAGAGAATCCAATTACATTATATTTGCCAACACAGGAATGGAATCATTTCATTTTAAATGAAAACTTTCTGTATATTCCTGAATGGAAACAAAGGATGTTGCAGGATTACATTGAAGCATCTTTCCGTCTTCGTATTCGCGAATATTTTGTTGCGGGATATGAGAAGGGATTCAAGCAGGATAAGATTATAAAAGCGTTTTTGATGGCATATAACATTAAAAATAACGCAATAAACTATGATGCGATAAAGAAGTATGACTATCGAAATCGGAAAAAGATGATAAAAGAGGTAAATAAGGAAATACAACTGTCTCTTTTCTAAGTGATTGTGTTTTTTTTACGATTAATCTATAAGTAAAAAGATATTTTTTATCTTTTTTATACTTATACTTTTAAGCAATTTATTCATTATTAGATATATAAGCTATGAGTTTAGATGATAAAAGAGCACAAATTAGCGCAATGTTCTATCTTTCAATAGACGATGCGGATATTGATGATTGTTTGGGCGTTAGTTCCATCTCCGTTTCCGGCAATTGGATCGATTTTAATATATCCAAATGTGAGCTAAAAGAAACTAGGTCTGCTCCGGGAGAATTGGTACAACAAGAATTGAGCGCTACTTGTACAGATTCAAGTGAGGCGAATGAATCATTTATTAGGGAACAATGTGGTGGATATGGGCTACTTCGTATTGATTACTCTAATGGTGAGAGGAAAGTGGTTGGAACAGATAAAAACCCGGTACAGCTCTCTATTGAGAGAAGCGGTTCCCCAGCAGCCATCACTCTATCAATAAAACGTTCTAGTGCCGAGTTCTCAAAGTTCCTAAAGTCCTTTTAATAGGCGATAAGTCATTGTAATTTTGTATCAAACAAATAAAGTATAAAAATACATGGCATTTTCTTCTTTATATAGTGCTGTTTTGAGAGGTAAATGGTTTATCTCACTCCGGGATGTGGAAGCCAACCAAATCCTGATTAATCTTCTTTTAGAAAGAGGGGTTGAGAGTGAAGATATAACCAAACTATCAGATAAGTCTCCCATAGTTGTATGTGCGATGTCCGAAACAGAAATGAAATCCGGACACGATTTTTCAGATGCACCACAAGATAGTGTGGCAGTCATAGGGCTTCAAGGTTCTATGTTGAAATACGGTTCATACTGTAGTTATGGAACTACTGAAGTAGCAGAGATGGTAAATCAGGCTGCAGATTCCCCGAAAATTTCTGGTATTTTGCTTGACATAGATTCCGGTGGCGGTAGCGTTGATGCTATCGCCCCACTCATTGATGCAATCCAATATGCACAGAAGAAAAAGAAGTGTGTGGTTGCATATTGTGATTTGTGCGCATCTGCTGCCTACTATGTAGCTTGTTATTGCGATGAAATTATTGCTTCTAACACAATCTCTTCGGAATTTGGCTCTATTGGTGTAATGATGAGTTTTCCGGATTATGCCAAATATTATGAGAAAGATGGAATAAAGGTTCATACAATCTATAGTAATTTATCATCTTATAAAAATGCGCCGTTTGAAGCGGCGAAGGAGGGAAAATATGATGCAATCAAAACAGAAGAACTTGATCCGCTCGCAAGAGGATTCCAAGAAGCAGTTAAAAGTAGAAGAGGTAGTAAACTTAACCTCGAAACGGAAGGGATCATTGCCGGGCGCATGTTCTATGCGAACGACGCCAAAAAAAATGGCTTGATTGATTCGGTTGGTACTAGAGAGTTTGCATTGGGAAGAGTGAGAGAATTGCGCAGAGATGCGTATGTAAACGAATATATTAATTCAAAAAGTGCATAATTATGTTTGAAAAAGTAGTTGCTGCCGTATTTGGATATTTGGGAATCTCAGCTTTAGCTAAAGACAAGGACGGAAAATCCTCAATGAGTAAAGAGCAGGAGACTAAACTGGAAGATAAATATGGAAAAAAATTCGTCGAGGAGTTCAAAAAGGATCTTGCCGATTTCGAAAAGGAGGGGAAAACTGCAGAGAGTGTGGTAACAGAAGAACTTCTGTCTGAAATGGAGGTTGAGAAAGGGAAAAATGCGAAAGAGTTGAAAGAGGCTCGTGAACGTATTGCCAAACTGGAAAAAGAGAAAGAGGAAGCCGATGCCATAATCGCTAAGTTGGAAAAGGAAGAAACAGCTGATGCAGGAAAGGTTGTAACAGGAACAAATGCGGATAATATGGGAAAGACTTTTAAACCGGACATGAATCTGTCGCATAATAAATATGTTGATGCTATTTATTATGGAAGACCCGGTGCTTCTTATTCAGGCAATACAACTATTGAAACTACCGAACTGCAAAAAGAATTTGGTAAGTATGTAAATAGTGAACGTCTTGAAATCCTGCAAAGTTTGATGGGAAAGACCGAATCTACGCAGTATATGTCCACCATCGCTACCGATAAAGTGGAGGTTCGTGCACAACAGGCAGCAATTGATTCGGTATTACAGCAGTTTACTCCCCATTGGACGCCCAAAGGAAAAACTAAATTTACTCCGCTTACCATTAAGAATTTCAAATGTAAAATTAACGTTGCTATCGTTCCATCTGATGTGATGGAGGATATCATCGGATATCTTTATGATGAGAACTTGAAGCCGGAAGATATGCCGGTTGTAAAGTATATCTTAAATCAACTTGTGTTCCCTAAGTTGGACGAAGAGCGTGAGGTTGCTTTGGCTACAGGTAAGTTTGTAGAGTCTAAAGCTGTGAAAGACGGTGATGATGCAACAGAAGCCAATGAAGTTATGGATGGGTATGTCACTCAACTTGTAGCATTGAAAGAAGCGAATAATAAAGCTATTACCTGGTTGCTCAATGGCGAGAAGCTGTCGGATGAACAGCTGGTAGATCAGATCGACAAGGCGGTTGAAGAGGTTAAACCGTTATACAAAAAGAAACAGATGTTTATTCATGCCGATCCGGACATTGTAACGCGCTATGGAAAAGCATATCGCAAGAAATATCCTTGGTTGAAGAATGAAGATGGAGAAAAAGTGAAAGTCGATTTCTCTAAATTCACATTTGCTCCACTTGAAGGTATGCGTGGTACCGGAGTTTTCTTTATTACTCCAAAAGAGAACTTCAAACATTTGCGTAGTAAGGACCCACAAGCTACAAAAATTTGGATGCAAGGAGAAAACTATAAGGTGAAGATTTTTGCTGAATGGTGGGAAGCAACTGGATTTTGGATTGCTGAAGCTATTTTCGCATATATTCCACCCACAGAGTCAGGAGCGTCTGTCTCCGAAGCTGGTGGGCTTTAAAAAATAAAAGGAGGTAAAATTATGGCAGAATCAGTATATCAGTTTGTATCGGTTCCTAAGAAGACATCGAATGCAGGACGCCCGAAAGGTAAAAAGGCGTATATTGTCTATTTCCGCTGGAATGATGTAAAGACATACAACCGTGATGAAAAAGGAGTACGTGTTAAGGAATTCGCTTTGGCAGATGGGAAAAAGCCGATTGCAGTCTATGCAACCGACTCTACTATTAACATTTATCACACAAGCGAAGGAGAAGACGATGCGCGTGGCTTCATTCATCATGTAGATTATGAGCATCCGGGAACAGAGGTTGAACACGATGAATTTGTAAACAACAATATCAATGAAGATTTAGGAGCTATTGTTTTTGGCTGCTCAGGTGATGATGCAAAGATAGCAGGTACTCCCTGTACTCCATTGAAACTTACAAAAGCAGATTCACAGGATAACAAAGAAGGTGATAAAAATACGATCAACTTGGCAAGTTCACTGCGTGGGGCTACAATTGGACATATTGCCAAGAGCCTTATTCCGGCTACAGACAGTGAGGAAATCAATGCTATTTTAGGATTGGCTGGTAGTGCGTCAGGCTCATCTAAAGGAGGTCTATAAATAAGTTTGTTTGTTGTGTTGAGAAGAGGTGCATATCCATATTGGATATAGCACCTCTTTTTGTGTCCTTTTGCCTGTATTGGGATAATGGTACTTTTGTGTATCAAAAAATAAGAATATGAGAACTAAAAAGGAAGAAGGAAAAAAAGTGGAAGCTGATTCAGTAAATAATCAGGCTTCTAGTGTGGAACAAGATCAGGCTCCAAGCGGGGGACTGGCATCTCAAGAGAATTTAGCCATACTGGATCATACAACGGTGGTAATTCCTTATGTTAAGAACAAAGCACAAGGGAATGAATTGAAAATGGCATTGCGCTCTTTTGATAAATTCCTGCGTTTTGGTGTTAATGTTGTCATCATTGGCGACCGGGAGGAATGGATGAGTGATGTTGTTACAGTCATAGAACATGAATGTGTGTCAGATAATCCTCAGATTGATGTACTTGAAAAATTAAAATTGGCTATTGCTGCCGATGAAGTTACTGATAAATTTATTTGGTCCAATGATGATATCTACCTTGTAGCTCCGGTAATGCTGGCTCATATTGAGGTACCTAAAAATAAAGGAATCTTGCGTCCAGAACTATATAAAGGCATTTATAGGGATAATATGGAGCGTACAGTTGCATTGCTGGCAGATTTTCCCAAATTAGATTTTGGAACACATACTCCTGTTGTTTACGAAAAACAGAGTCTTGTAGATATGTTTGAAAGGTTCCCGGAATTGAATACAGGTGGTTATTTGATCTCATCTGTTTATTTTAATACTCTCTTTCCAGAGTTCGATCCTATTTCTTCTATCGAATTGAACTGGCAAAGCGATAACATTGCATTGTCTATCGTATCCAAGCAACCGGATCACAAGAAATTTCAGGAACTGGTATCAAAGAAAATATTCCTGAATAACGCAGAAAGTGGATATTCTGACTTTCTAATGAAATATTTACTTGAAATGTTCCCGGATAAATCCGAATTTGAAGAGTGAAAGAGATTGTAATCGCTTGGCTGAAGAATGGAGCAAATGCTCAAGAAGGAATACGCTTGATGGAACAGTCGGGCGTATCTCCATTAACGTTGCGTCTGGTTCGTTCCAACCCTTCCGGCAATAAGAGAATGATGGTTGCATTTCTTTGCAAGAAATACAATATTAATCAGGATTTTACGACAAACTGGAAAGAAACAGAGATAACATTCAGCCGTAAACCCAAGTCTTTTCGGGAAGAATTTTCGTTTTTAAACGAGAAATCATGTCCGGTGGAGTTGGAGGCACTTGCTTCCCGAAAATTTTCACGATATCATGCATACGTTGAATTACATTTTCAACTCCGCGATTGCACTGATCTGAATCAATGTACTTCTGTTAGCAGACAATTAATAGACAGTTATATTGAAAACCGGATGATATGGGATGAACTGAATTATTATCAGCAGAATAAGTCTTTATTAGGGAAGCATCCGATTTTTAATGAGTTTAAAAGGAGAAAAGAACTATTGGGACTACCGATAAAAGAACTTGTAAAACGCCAAAAACAGATAGAAAACAATATTTGGCGGGTAACTAACGAATTGAATAAAGGAGATAAGCCGCATTTGGATATCGAACGACGGGAAAGACTGGCTGGTTACAAAGCTGAATTGGAAGAGGTGAACCGATTACTTGAATGAGTCTATGGCGAGAATGCAATGGAAGAACAATATGTATTTTTAAAAAGTAAGGAAGTCTATGAGTTTCGTTGCGGACGAATTGGTTAAGTGGAGAGAAAATCCGTTATGGTATGACAGGATTAACTTTGATGAATATGAAAAGCTGGCAGCTATAGGATATACTCCTAAGCAAATAGCCATGTTTTACAATATTCCTTTGAATGATTTTGAGTGGTATTTCAATTTGGTAGGTTCTCCACTGAAATATCACTATGAACGCGGACAGTTAATACAACAGGCTAAGGAAGGATTATCAATGACAGCCAGTGCAGAAGTTGGTGATAATGTAACTCAGGCGCAGCGACTTGATAAACTACGTCGTGAAGTCGGTTTTAAGAATGCGATTAACCAAGTTTTTTTCGGAGATATAGAGAATGTTTGAAACTTCTTATTTTGACAGGTTACAGGATTACTTGGCATCCGGTTGTACAATGGAACTAACGGGTGATGAGATGGACTATTATAATGCGCTGTACGCCCTGATTGGCATACAGCGGAAGTACGGTAAGGATAATGCAATATCTTTCCTTATGCATGATCCTTTTCAGGTAAAAAGAGCTAGGGCCAGGGAAATGTATAATGAGGCTATAAACCTGTTTTTTGCGAATGATTCGGTAGAAAATAACGCTCACCGAAATATGATGTATGATAATTTGCAGAAAGCGGCACAGGTTGTATTAATAAATGCACATTCTTCTAAGGACATGGAAGTGTATGGAAACTTGATGATACAGGCAGCTAAGATCAAACAATTGGATAAACCTGATCCGCAGAAACGGAAGGAAGTCAACGAAAAGCATATAAAAATTTATATGCTTGATACGCAGGCTGTAGGAATTCCACAGGTTAACAGGCAATTGCTTGCTGAACAGATTGATTCTATTCCTGATATTCCGGAGCGGGAGAAAGTTCGTTTAAAGAGGGATGCGCAAGTGATTGATGTGGATATAATTGAAATGCTCGATGACCAGGAAACAAAAACTAAAGACATCGACTGATGATGTAGAACAGCGATACGCAAATTGGATGGCACAACTCATATCAATAATGATGCCTTGGGCACTTTATTGGATTGCCGGACGTGCCAGTGCTAAAACAGTGCAAGTATTATCAGAACGAGTGCAAGAAGTTGCACAGGATTGTCAGGGAGCACCATTCGCATGGGTAGCTGATACGTATTCGGATTTGCATAAGAATGTCATTCCTTCGCTTATAGATGGACTTTCCCTGTTAGGGTGGGAAATTGGCATTCACTATGTGATTAATCAGGAGCCGCCTAAAGAATGGCAGGAAAGAATGTACAATGTATGTACAGACTGGCGTAACACTATGGTTTTCTATACCGGATTTAACTTCACTTTTATTTCTTTGGACAGACCATCTATCGGCGCAGGTCGTTCTTATGTTGGAGTATTCGGTGATGAAGTCAAGTATTTCACGGAGGAGAAATTTACGAATCTGTTGAAAGCTGTACGAGGTTTTAGGGTGAAGTACGGAATGAATGTTTGGTACCGTAGCCGTACCCTTACTACCGATATGCCTAATCCAAACCATATTGGCGAATATGACTGGATTCTGAAACTGGCTAAACAGAACGATAAAGATAAAATCCTCTTAATGCTCCAGGCGGGATTTGTCTATAACGAGACGAAAAAGACGTATGTAGCTACCTTACAGGAATATAATGAAGTGCTGAAGAAATATCGCTTTGATAAATCATTAGCTCCAAGTCTTAATAAACTTCAACGGGCACTGGAACTCGCAGGGCGCAATATGAAGCGATGGGAAGAACGATGGATCAAGACACGTTCACGTACATCGTTTTTCTTCATTTCGTCCTCTTATGTCAACGCAGACGTTTTAGGGCTGGATTGGTTTAGTGATGAATTCTCCGAAGGGCTTGAAGGAATTCTGTGCAATATCCTTTCGATTATCCCTAAATTGGAAGCTGGGCAAATGTTTTATTGTAATTTGGCTATCCGACATTTTTATGCTGATGGATTCATAAATGAGATTATAGAGCAGAAGCCGTTGGGATGGAAGGAGGATTGCACAGTACTTAGGCATTTAGACATGAATAGGCCCATTGAAGCTGGAATGGACTCCGGTAATATGCTATCTATGGTATTTGGGCAACAGGACAAAAAGAAATACAAAGTATTGAAAGAACTCTATACGTTGCCACCTAATACGGCCAGAGAACTGGCTGATAGTTTTTTGGAGTACTTTAAACCGCATAAACGGAAGATTCTGAAACTCTATTATGATCGTTCAATGAATAACTACCATAAGGTCAAAGCAGACATGGCTACTCAGATAAAAAAGAATATAGAATACTATGCTGATGGTACAAGGACAGGATGGCAGGTACAGTTAATGAGTATAGGGCAGGGCAATATTGGTAGTAATTTGGAATATCGTTTCTTCATGGATTTGTTAAGTGGCAATTTAGAGAGGGGATTGTTTACCATTCAATTCGACCAGTATAATTGTTCCAACCTCAAGAGTGAGATGGAAATAACCGGAACAAAGACCGTAAGCCGTTCTGATGGCAGCTCAGAGATAGTCAAACTAAAGACAGGAGACAAGTTACCTACCAATCGATTACCTAAAGAATCAACCAATCTTACGGATGCACTTAAATATCTTATGTTACGTAAGGAATGGATACGGATATGGAAGACGGGACGCAATCTGTCTGTTGCGTCTAGGATGTAGTTCGTTTTTTATTCGAGTGGTTAGCCTCGCAGTCTGTGAAGATAGCGGGGCTTTTTCATGTACACCTGCCTGAGGCAGGCAGATAGGTAGCATTTTCTTAGGGAAAATTTGATAGTGGTGGGATTGTAAGGATTTTGTCATATTTCCCGCCCCAAAAGGGGGGTGCGACCGCAAAAAGGGGTCGGCGCGTGTCGGGCAGAACTCCGTTTCATTTGCGGTTTTTTAGAAACCGCAAATAGTTTTATGACTGAAAATTAGGTAATTAAATAATGTAACCGATTTTTTGAGCGCAAATATCGCCCCAAATTGGAAGAAAAACGACCGCTTTAGATACTAAAATCAGAAAAAGAATATTTTTGGAAATAAGCTTGACTATTGATTGGAAGACTCCCGTGTTCATGTGTTTTTAATTAATATGCTGTTATATAATGTGTTATGATTAAATTAGTCGTAGAGTTGTTCCCATTAGGTAGATATCTAATTAGAACAGATTAGATTGTATTTTGAATTCTGCTAATATGTTATTTCGATGTAAAATAAGACGACTAAAATTGAGTGTATCGGGCATTGTGGAACTGAGATTGTTAAACTAGAGTTAAAAATGTGTTTTTGCCGTAATAATAACGCTCTGTTTATTGTGTAATAAACAAAACGTTATTATATTTGCATTGTGTTACGACACAGAGATGTTTGATAAGGTTGAAGGTCTAAATGACCGTGAGGAAATGCTTGCCATTTAAGATTCCTCATCCGATACGAAAAAGATATTCTTAATGATGGAATTATTTTTTCAGAATCGGAATTCTACGATGAGCTATTCAATACGATCATTATGATTGCTGATGAACTCAGAGAAGAATGAAAGATTGGGAACCTCAAATGAGGTTCCCTTTCATCAACCTTATCAACATTTCTTTGTTTCATAATAAAAAAGAAGTATGGATAAACAATTAGAGGACAAAATCAGAAAATTAGTTTCTAAGTTTCATCTGTTGCGTACAAAAGATGGAAGCGAAGAATTTGATAAAATCTGGAAAGATTTAAATGCGGAGATTCCACTAGAGGAACGAAGGGAAGCCGGACGAATTCTTAGTGATGAAATGAGAAAAGTACGGGAAAACAGAAAACGTACAGATGTAAATGTCCGTACTGGAATGGGAGAGCTGTGTGATGTTCTTTCATTATCATATATTGCACAACACTATTTTCAGAAAGATCGTAGTTGGCTTGCGCAACGCATAAATGGAAACATTGTGAATGGAAAGCCAAGTGCCTTTACTGAAAGTGAGTTGGAAATCTTTAAATTCGCATTGAATGATATAAAGAATAAGTTATCGGAAACCATATTAAACATCAAGTAAAGTAACACAACTTGGGAGGAATACCGGTACTCCTTCCGTTTTAAAGGGTTTCCAATTTGCGGAAACCCTTTCTTATTTATGCGAGCATGATGACATTATCATAAAATATATAAAAATAAATTCGCTTTTATTTTGTCACATGTTGAAATTCCTGTATTTTAGCAGTGCCAAAAAATAATGAATAAATGAATCTCTTGCCATAGTGTAATCCGTAAAATCGGATTCAGGTATCATTGACCTGTTGGCGCACTATGGTGAGGGATTCGCCATTTTAATATTTCGATGTTGAAAAGTTACTGAAAGATGTAAAAACTGTCAATGCTCAAAGCCAGTATTGGATGGTAAGAAGTATGAGTGGTGATTATTTCCACGAATTTATATCAAGGGGATATATTGCGATTGGGTACAACGAGATATCTTTGCAGGAAATAAAATTTGCAATCTCAAAAGAAGAGAAAGCGAATGAGCAATTAAGAGGAACAATTGATTTAAAGATAGCTAAAGGTGAAATGTTGGATGCTTCCGGTGAAGAACCTAATTCATAGTATGTTGCTCCTCAACTATTAAAATTCTGTCGTGATATAAAAATAAATGATATCATCGTGATACCAGGGAAGAACTCTGATGACTTAGCTATTGCACGTATTGATTCTGTTGTTTATGAAGAAAAAAATATCTCTCATCTTGATGGCGTATGCCAATTTAATAAAAGACGAAAAATTACTGTATTGCGAACCTTACTCCGTTCAAGTTTGAGCCCCAAAATGCAATTAATGTTTAATTCTCGTCACATTGTTTCTAATATAGATTCGTATGCTCCATTTGTTGATAGTTGCGTATCAGACTTTTATGAAAAGGATGATGAGGTTCATCTAGTACTGCGTATAAAAACAGAAGATGATGTCAATACTCAAAGTTTTTTTTCGTTATATAAATTATTTCAGGTTACTGAAAACTTCTGCAAACAGAATGGCATAGATGGGACTGTTGCAGATATGATAATGAAAGTACAAATGGAGTCGCCAGGAGACCTTAGACTTAGTGCTAGAAATAAAATGTTTATTTGGATGGTAGCATTAACAATTTTAGGTGTAAATGGTGGTGGCTTGAATATTAAAGCTGGTAATTTTTCTTTTGATTTATCAACTGGAGGATTAATTGAAAAATTCAATGATTTTTTGGATCATGAAGTAGATAGGGATACTAAAGAGTCCATAAAATGTGCATTAGACTCATTAGAAATTAATACTCCAGAAGATTTTAAAACTGCTATAGATTTATTGCATGAACAGAATTCTGTTCGTGAAAAATATTAAGCGGGAAGATAATATAAAGGCGAAAGTAATAAAGCTATAATAATACCGGCTATAAGTGTTTTGTAGCTGGTTTTATTTTTATTGTATCGCTTGGTTAACATATATGTAATTCCTTCAATGATAAATATCACGGTAATACAAATCACTGTAAAAGTGCTGACGTATGCTATAATATTTCTTAGTAAGTCAATCATATAAGTCTACTATCCTTTCTGTTGCAAAGTTATCAATATTAATGGATAAACTTGTAGTTGGTTTTGTTAAAATGAGATTAAGACTCTATTTTTTCTGTTTTGATAAGCGAAAGAATCCCACAGGTTCGGAACTTTTTATTTTACACAGGTGATGGTTCTGTATATCCACCGTGTATTAATGATGGTATTTCGTTTTTTTCTTTTTTAGTGCAGTTTTTATTTTATCATCGAGTGTGAGATGTGCGTCTGAATTGTATTCTATTTTAGTGCTAGCACTTCCAAATGCGCTAATGTTTATAGGCTTCTCATTGATGTCTTTAATCATAAATTGAATACGCCCATACGCTTTGATACCTTCTTTAAGGGCATCAAGATCGTTTAACCATACATCTAAAATCTCATCACCTTTAATTACGACAAAGCCACCCAAAGGGTTTTCTTCACGAAGACGTTCTAAATTCTTGTGATAAGTAGCTAATTCTATTTCAAACATACCTCTTAATATTTTTGACAAAAATAACCTTTTTCTTTGGTACTCTCAAATAATATCTGCATCTTCGCATTGCCAAATATAAACCGACAAATTCATCTCCTCATATCGTGTAACCCGTAAACAATCGGGTTCCGGGTGGTTCCGGTTGGCGCACGATATGAGGAGATGATTTTTTAATTATGGAACTAGAAGATTTTATAAAAGAAACGGTGATGGAAATTTCAACAGCCGTGATAGAATTGAATGAAGAAAAAGTAACTGTTAGTTCAATAAAATTTTCATTGAGTGTTGCTTTGCCTACGGGTTCCCGGTAATTTAAATTGTATTATTTCGCCGGTAGTAAGATAGCGATATAATATATCGGCAAGAATAACCGGATTTAGTTCGGGGCGTGGCCAAAATGTTGTAGCCGTCCACCCCAATGATAGTCACTGCTTGATCAAGGCAGTATTTTCTTAATTCAATCTCGTTCATAATTAATGTTTTAGGCAAAAATACAATAGAAATACTAGAAAATAAAATTATTAATTAAATATCTGATGCTATGGAATGGATTATTATTATCCTTTTGATTGTGCTATTGGTACTAATAGGTAACATTGTATCACTAAAAAGAAAAGGGAAAAGTGTAAGTTTTGAAAATGAAAAATTACACGATGAAAAAGAACAGATAATGAAGCGAAATTTGGAATTAAGAAGCATTAATCAAAAGCTATCCAAGTATGAAGCTGCATTGAACGCTGATGAGGAAGCTGAAGATAGGCTAAAAAGAGCAAAAGAAGAAAGCGAATTAATCTTGGCTGGTGCTCAACAGCAGATGAAGCTGATTATTACTGATGCAGAGAAAAGAGCTCAAGAAATATTAGACAAAGCGGATGATGAAGCTGAATCAATTATATCTAAATCTCGGAGTGAAGTACAAATAACCAATGATGAGACGGCTATTATTAAGAAATCAAACAAGGAGCTTTTACAAAGAGCAAAAGATGAAGCAGAGAAGGTTAGAGAAGATGCAACTAGACAAGCGGCATTGATATTATCAGAAGCGGAGAACAAGGCTAAAGAAATAGCAGGAGAAGCATATGATATTGCTAATAAAGCCAAACATTACGAAGAGGTTTCAAAGGCAATGAAAAATGTAATAGAAGGATATGGAGATGAATATTTGAAACCAACTTTTTCTCTGTTAGATGATTTGGCGGATGAATTTGGATATGATGAAGCCGGACAAAGATTAAAAGACGCACGTGAAAGAACTCGTATGTTGATGAAGAATGGTGATGCCGCTTCATGTGATTATGTGGAGAAAAACAGAAAAGATACTGCTATAAATTTTGTTCTTGATGCTTTTAATGGTAAAGTAGATACTATTTTAGCCATGATTAAAAAAGATAATTATGGAATATTGGAACAAAAAATACAGGATGCATATAGTCTGGTTAATTATTTGGGTGCTGCTTTCAGAAACGCTCGTATAAATTCTATATATCTTGATTCTAGACTTGACGAATTGAAATGGGGCGTTGCTGTAAATGAACTAAAACTACAAGAACGTGAAGAACAACGCCGTATAAAAGAGCAAATTCGTGAAGAAGAGAAAGCAAGACGGGAATATGAAAAAGCAATGCGTGATGCTGCTAAGGAAGAGGAAACTATTCGAAAGGCTATGGAAGAAGCACAACAGGCTATTGCCAAGGCTAGTGAAGAGCAAAAAGCAAAATATGAGGAACAATTAGCTGATTTAGAACAAAAATTAATTGAAGCAGAAGCCAAAAATCAAAGGGCGTTATCCATGGCTCAACAAACAAAGTCAGGACATGTATATATTATCTCTAATATTGGTTCATTTGGAGAGAATGTTTATAAAATAGGTATGACAAGGAGACTTGAACCTTTAGATCGTGTTCGTGAACTTGGAGATGCAAGTGTACCTTTCCCCTTTGATGTTCATGCTATGATATATTGTGAAGATGCTCCTAAATTAGAAACTGAACTTCATCGTTTCTTTGTACAGAATCAAGTCAATAAGGTTAATCCTCGAAAAGAATTTTTCCGAATACCAATTTCAGATATAAGGAAGGAAGTTGAAAAGAGAGAAGTTGAAGTAAAGTGGACAATGACGGCTCTTGCTTCAGAATATAAAGAAACATTAGCAATTGAAAGATCAATGGAGAATGATAATCAGACTAAGGAAGAATGGTTAAAACAGCAGAAGTTATTCAAAGAAACGGCTGCTAGTTTAGATGAAGATGAGAATGAATAGATAAGGATAGCACTAAAAATGCCACTTTTCTTTTGCACTTTCAAATTTTATCCTCATATTTGCAGAGTCAAACAATACGATTTTTTTTAATCGTCGATGTGCATCGTATAATGCTCACGAAATTCGAGGGCTTTTTTTATGTCCTTACATAATTTTCCTAGTATTAGGGGAAATGATACATACGAAATAGGCGGCTGCCTTTCCCAAACATTGTTATTGCCTCGGCGATTATCACTGTATTGTTTGACGACACGGGAAATGGCGGCCGTTCTTGTGTTCTATAATTGCCGAAATGTCAAACAATACAGTGATATGAAAAAAGAAAAAAAAGTCCTCACCAAATGCGTAGAGGCAAAGAAAGTCCAAGAATTTTTCAACAAAATTAGTGATTTGATTACTTCCGGACATGATAAAGTCTGGACGAGTAAAGACGAAAACGGTGAAATGAATTTCATCGTGGGTAATAGCCGTGTGAATATACGTATCAATACCTCAATGATGAAAGGAGGTACATTATGAAACGGGATAAATCTATAACTAATAAAAACATCTTTGTGACAAGTGAACGT